GTCCAGTTACCATTTTGTAAAGCGTGTTTTACGTCGATAACTTGAAACAAAATGTCTTTGTCATATGGCTTTGGCAAATTGTCTATGGCAAATATATGATTTGTCTTGAATCCAGCAATACCAAGCAACGTAATTTCTGCTTTTATTCCCGGTTGCAATATACTATTGACAGATGCGTTTCGTGGATCCTTGTCATTGACCAAAAGAGTGAGCAAATCCAACTGCGTCAATACCAACTTTCTAACATAGGTTGATCCGTCATCATATGTTTCACCAAAAATAAACGCATCTGCTTTGTTGTCTTTTTCTTTTTTCAACAAATCGGATCGAACTTCGTCTTCACGTTTGCGTTCAAGTTCGACATTTTGTTCTTTTTGTTTAAGTGTCTCCAAATCTTTTGGTGTCAAATATGATTCGTCTTGTGTCTTTTTGTAGAGACGGTCAGTAGGATTGAATCCAAAAACATTTTTGATCGGAACACTCACTTTATCATCGTTCTTGTAGTTTTGTAACACCTGTTGAGTCACTTTATCACTCAGTTTGACACTGAAACTCATTGTTTGAATGGTGTTTTTGACTGCTCGATTTTTGAATGAATACAAGTAAGGTGACTGATCCGCACTCAGTTCCTTTATTCGTTGTATGTTGATAGCATCCACATCAATAATGGTAACCAACGAATTGGATCCACCATATTGAATCACATTGAACTTCCAAAATCCCTTGACACATTCACTCATTTTGCTCAATACAAAATTGAGAATATCACCTACTGTTTCCGATTTATTTACCGCATCGATTACTACGTTTTTGTGAATGTACAGATTTTCCAGTTTACCCAAATAGTAGTCATACTGTTTTGATGGAAACTCTGTTTGAGCCTTGGTTTTCTGTCCGGTGTAGTGTCTGAAATAGTTTACAATTTCGTTCAAGTCCTGTCTGACATTCCCATTCATAACAGACTCAAGTGTTTTGTCTGCCTCTGATTTTGGATTAGCTGTATTACCCCGTTGATCATCAGGTGGATACGAATAGTTTTTTGCCTTTCCACGCACTTCTGCGTCCGGAGAAATGTTTGGTGCTTGTGAATTTGGTATCAACAACACTTTTCCATTTGTGGACATAAGGTTTTTGTGACCACCTATCCATGAGGAAGTAATATCAATTTGATTGAAAGTTGCACCTGTTCTTGCAGATTCAAGTCTTACAAACTTGTTGATCAGGTCAACAAACAATCCAAATGAAATCCAGAAGTCATCGGTTCCAGACTTGTCAAAACTATAAGAAGATGGTGTAGCAATTCGTGTTCTAGGATCCTTACCCGTATCAATGTTTCTTGGTATGAACACCCGAGTTTCTGGTTCTGGCCAACCATCAATGTCGAACAATTTTTGTTTAGGGTCCAATCCATTCAATATGGATCTAGGAATATTTTTGAACTGTGAATTGATGTAGGTCTTTAAATCCTGAACCGGCTCTGGTCGTTTGTTTCCCTTATCATCAGCTTTTGATGTTGCTGCCAATGCGGTAGACTTGGTTACAGCACCTTGATAAATTGAAGCATTGCTACTTACTACAGTTGTACAATCATATGATCCATCTGCTTCCACGCTATATTCAAACGATGTTACAATTCCACATGTAAGTTCATACAGAGAACGTCCCTTTTCGATTTGTTCTTCTTGTTTCCATGGATCGGTGTACATTGCTAACAATCCGCTTCCTTCATATGTTCTAGGATCGGCGTTTTGTCTAGCCGGTGCATCGGTAGATAGATTAAACAATGATGGAGACCCCAAGGTTGTCAGGTCCAAAAGACAACTTGGATTGAAATGATTCCATCCCCATTCTATAAACATGCTCACACCCGGAGTCATGAAATATGGTGTCAAATAATTGAGATGATCTTTGGAATGACACTTCCATTTGATGGTTACACTTCGATAAGAAGCAGGCGGATTTCCTTTTAGTATAGCATCAATTGATACAATACCCGGTGGCGGAACGTGTTTGTTGATTGCAGCACCAGTGGTTGCATATTCTCCATCAATTTTGTGTTCGTCGCCGGTTGGAGTAAAACCCAACACAGTTTGAGTACGAGCTTTTGTAATAGGATCAAATCCGTAATCCTTGTAGAAACCATTGACCCCGTGCAATACGAAACCTTCTTTTGATCCATATTTTGGATCTCCAATACCATTTGAACAAACACGAACCCAAGCACGCATTGGTCCTTTATAAGATGACCAATTTCCATCAACATCCCAACCAGCTTGATCCGATTTTAGAAAATTGAAACCGATGTCTTGTTCACGTCGTTCCAATTCCTTTCGTATAAACTGATTTATTGGTTGTATTTCAAACGGTGCCTTAATTGTTGCCATAACACTTACTTATTGTATGAATTATATGTATTGACAATTGAGTTTACATTCGCAGGTATTCTCAATTGAGTTCCCGCCGGAATTGACATTTTTCCTTTTCCGATACTGTTTGCTTGTGCCAATATCCACCATAACGAAGGATCTTTGTAATACTTGAAAGCAAGATTGTCCAAGTAATCTGTTTCGTTGGTTACAACATATATGTCGTTGGGATTGACTGGTATTGGTGGATAGATTCTTGAACCGAAGTATCTTTTACCATCCCATCGTTTCTTTATGTTAACTGTTGTATCGTATCTCATATTTTATTGGACTGATGCTCCAGCGTTTGGTCTAGGAACCATCAATTGTGTTGAAAAGTAATTGTCGTTACCAGCAATTTGAGCTTCGTTGTTCAAGTCACGGACTGAGTGACCAAACAATGCAGATCCAACAATAGCACGTTCCTTGAATATCACTGATAGGTCGAGTGAGATTTCAACTTCTCTAGGAAACTGTGCAAACTTTCCTTTTGATCCCTCCCAAGAAATTATCTTGTTTAAATAACTCCAATCTTCACCATATGTTTCATTTAAAGTTTCCCACGCTGCTCCTTCAGGTATGGTAAGTCCAACACGGTTGATTACAACTGGTTGTTCCTTATACATATCACCAATGGTCAACAACACAAACGACGGTACAATAAATTGATTTTGACTCAAATTGTCCTGACTGGTCGATTGTGTATAATCGGCTGGAAGTGTAAGACCGCACAGATAATTTACACGTTTCCACATTGGCAACAATTCTTTGATGCTGTTAGCGATCACCTTGAAACTGAAACTAAGTGAACGTGTTACTCCTTTGTATGTGTACAATTTATCGGCACGACCAATGTACTCATAGTTGTTCCATTCTGATTGGAAACTGTCGTTTATACCCGTCACAGATGCTCTAAATGGTATATGACGTTGATTGACCATATCGTAAAAATAAAATGCAACCAAGTCATCTTTGTATGGTTCGTATACCGTCCAGTTATCTACACTCGTTTCATCAGTAATATTTCTGTCTTTATCCAAAATGGTAAGTCTGTTCAACTCATCGGCTTTGTGTGCTCCTGAGAACTTCTTGTTGTTTGTGCTTCTTCTTCCGGATTTGTCGAACCCATCCAACAGTTGATCGTTTTCGTCATAGTCATCCTGATAGATTGTATGACCGTCTTGCAGTTGTTGAATTCCAAATGTAGTTGCGTCTGGACTAGAAAAGACTTTGGTATCGGCATTATTGAATGAAACTGAGTATCCGCTCGACTTGATATTGTTTATCAAATCGACCAGATTTTGTTTTCTTTCAACGTTCAACCGATCACTTGCGTCAATCTGTAGAGTAGCATTGATCTTGTCTTCTTTGTTTCCCTTTAGGTCCGTTGTCTCGGTTGGAAGTTTTTGAAAATTTCCATCCATTACAGCCGTCAATATGTCCGCTAGATTACCGTTTGGTTTACCGTCGTCTATAGCCGTTTTTCTGTTTTTGGAATAGGTACCATCGACGGTGTAAGCATCTTTTGCAGAATCGTTGCCACGTTCTGGTGTATTAGCGATGGTCTTGATTTTGGAAATCTCCGGTGTGTCTGACAGTCCCAAATTGGTGAACACCTTTTTACGATCATCTGTTACTTGTTTGACAATTGGATCGTCTTGCTTCTGTTGAAGAGTAGCATTGATTTTGTCACCAATGTCGTTTATAGATGATGGAATATCCTTGAATTTTCCATCTTCAAGGTTGGTCTTGAAATTGGACAAATTGCCATTGCCACCATCATCTTTTCTCTGTTTGGAATAGGTGTTATCAACCTGATATGCGGGACGTTTTAGATCACCACTACCCATTCTAGTAGGAATATCACTAAATGATTTTACACGTAGAATGATAGGGGTTTCGTCGAACCCATATTTCTTGTAGAAATCTGTCTGTGGTTGAATGATCGTTTTATCATCTGCATTGGTCACATCAACCGGAGGCCCATCCATCTTTGTAGGAAATGTATTGGTTTTGTCGATAAACTTTTTATAGTTGATCAACATAATTGAATACTTGAACACATCGTCTGGATGAAGTCGAGAAACAGAAATACCGATTGACTTTCCATATTTTGTTACATCATCTGAATCTTTTTCAAAAGTAAAACCGGTTGGTGCATTGTTGATATTCGGACCAGTAATAGATGTCTTTGTTCCGATCTTCTCTTGAGTTCCATCGACATATGAAATTTGTCTGTCTTGTGGAAGTTCGTTCTTTTTGCGGATGTTCTGTGGACCCCCTGATGATTTACCCGCAATCCACAGTTGTGTCATTGGAATTTCAACACCGGTAACCGGATTGTGTGACTTGAACTTACCACGCAAGTCGTTGATCATCATTCCATATGCACCTTCGTCGGCTCTATATCCAGTTCCTTCTGGTTGTTTTGAACTGATTAGTGAAGGAAACACCGATGCTGCCATCGACTTTAAAAAACTGCTTTTAGCAGCATTTCCACCCCATCGTGAAGCAAGTGATGTATATCCAGAAGATGCGGTTTTTCCTCTCAACAAACCTTTACCGCCACCAGCGGATTGCTTTGACAAAGGTGAGTTATCCGCAGTATCCTGTATTCCAGATCCTACAGTCCCTTTTGGCGAACTTTTACCACCATCACCTACACTGAACCCCACAACACTTGCCAATGCGCCTAATAACCCACCTCCAAGGTCGATGTGTCTTTGTGGTCTAGGAATCAAACCCAAGCTGGCTGGACGAGCTGCACCGACAATAGGCATAACCGGATTGTACAGTGTAGTTTCGTTGTGCGGTTGTAGATTTTGCAACAACAACTGTTTGAGAGCAAAAATTACACCGGGACCAGATACACTATACTTGGATATACGCACCACATCTTGCAGTGCAGATCCAATTGGAAATGCTCTAGTGTCGTATTTTCTCAACGCATTGAGTCCACTGTTTCCTTCGTTTGGAGTATACCATACAAAAGGTTGACGTGGACCGAACTTCAACAAACTGTTGCTATAACCTGTTTTTGGGCTATATCGATCAATAATTGATCGATTATTCGCAATATACAGGGTTTCAATTTTTCCCGGTTGAGGAATATTTGGAAAATCTTCCGGTACTTTATTGATCGGTGGAACTATGTTTGGTAAATCTACGTTTGCCATATTCTATAATTATGAACTTGCATAAGCAAGTTGTTCACTTACTTTACGACCGTCAAGATAAACACTGATTCCGCCATTGGACATCAATGTGATCAATGCATCCATTTTTCTGTTTGTTTCTTGAATTGCAGCGATAACATCACTGCTGGTTTCGGTTTTTGTGACCGTTGTATTAGGAGTTTCCTTTTCTGTTTCAGAAAACACTGATCCGACCACGTTTCCGATTGATGATATCTTATCGGTCACACCACTTACCAATCCACCTCCGATAGAAGACAATCCTTTGAATATTCCACCAAAAACATCGAAGGTTGAAAGCCATTCTTTGATCTTGGAGAAAATACCAGTTACGGCGTCCCAAATCATCATTGGGACGGTTTTTATGTACCATATGAATCCCTGAATCATAAGCATAGGAATCATTGTTACAACCGAAAATACATTCTTTACAGCGTTGATTATGAATTCGCCAATTCCGCCTCCACCGCTGAACAGTCCTTTTATTTTGTCAACAACGCCAGAGAAAAAGTCTTTAATTGCCGACCATGCTTTTGGGAAAACAAGTGAAATTAACTTTAAAATCAAAGTAGGAACAAGTAGCATTTGTGCCAAAAATGCCTTTCCAATATTGAGAAGACTTGGAAGTATGTTCTTTCCAGAAAACAAATCTTTTATGCTATTCCATCCTGTTTGGAAAATTGCAAATACTTGAGTTATTGCAGTTTTTATGATTGGGAAGATCTTTGAAATTTGTTGGAATACGCCGCCTATCACTGGGATTTTTCCTAACAATTCAAACAACATCTCAAATGGTCCGATAAACACATCATATAGAGTTTCGCCAAGAGCTTCAAAAATACCCATTCCTTTCATAATACGTGAAAAGAAACCCCAAACAGCTTGGATAATTGTTAATAGTTGTCCCACAAAAGGAATTGCTCTTCCAGCAACACCAAGAAGACCCACTACTCGTCCTATGCTTCCGAACCCAGCAGCAAATTTTCCAACCATTCCGCTGGCGCTTCCGAACGCAGAAATTATACCGGATATAGGTCTTAGAAGTCCTGTTGCAAAAGCGTTAATTCTCGAAAAAATCTTTGCAGTCGTATTGAAAATTGGCACCAGAATATCTCCGGTTTTTCCAAACTCTCTGATTTGTCTGGCTATAAAAATAAACACATCGCCGATTGGTTTTAGTATACCACCGAATCTTTGAAAATCAGCGCCCATGATCGCTACGTAGCGACCAATACTCATCACAACATTTCCTATCGAAGAAAACATTGAAAATACGAGTTTTATAGGCAGAGACATTTTTATGAGTATGACACCCAAATCAATAGCGCCTTGTACGATTTTTTCAATATATGCGTTTGTTCCATCAAACGCATCACTAATTTTTTGTACAATTGGTTCGATTGGTTCAAACATTGCATATAGCGCTTTTGATAGAATTTTTACTGGAATCAACAGTGCGTTGAAAATGACCAATGCAAGTTTCAACACTGGTATCAACAGTTTTACCGCAACGTTTACAACCGGGGTCAATATGTCTGCCAAAATTTGTCTGAACGATTTGAAAGTGTTACTCAACTGATTCATTGCACTTTGCATTTGTGCTTGTTGAAGCAATTGTTCACCCGTCTCTTCGTTTTGTTCTTTTAGAGATTTTGTGGCATCTTCATATGCTTTCTTTTGTTCAGGCTTCAACTTTGACAACCGTTCCTCGTTCTTCAACATTGTTGTCAACTCGGAAACACTGTATCCGGTAGCTTTTGCCAAGGCTTCCTGTTGGAATACGTTCATCTTGGTAAAGTCACCAACTGAACGAACTTGGTTCAAAATTTCCTTTTGTGCACCAGCAACATCACCAGCGAATGAAAGCTGACGTGCGTAGTTCAAATTCAAACTTCTACCCAACAACACACTGGCTTCCATTTCGGCATCAATACTGTCTTGGAAGTTCAACAATCCTCTTGCAGCAGCTGCTGATTTCTCAAGGTTGACACCAAGTCTCTGTGCCTGAATTGCGGCCATCGTCATTTGACGAACATTGCCTTTCATTGTTGCCAAAGTAGTGTCAGATGCGTTTGCTACATCGTGCATTACTTTGTCCAATGGAACCCCAGCTGCTTTTGCCGCACCAGCAGCAAGTCCCGCCATTCCAATGGATTGTTGCGTAGTCAGTCCGCCTACACTTTCCATCTTCTGTAGGAACCCAGCCGCATTATCTTCGGTTACACCAAGATTTGCGTTCAACTGTGATACAGCTTTGATTTGTGATTGTGTTACTGTATATGCGTTAGAAAAAGCGTTTACCAAAGATTGTGCAGACTGATATGCTTTGTCAATTGTGACTCCCTGACTTACAAGTTCTTGGTTGACGTTGAGTGCTGATTTTTCGATCTCAACCATTTGATCACGCATCAACTTGGTGTTATTTCTAAAAGACTCAGCTGCTTTATCCAATTCAACAAATCGATCAAATGCATCGGTGAAGACCAGCAACACATCTTTTGCAATCTTCTTTATATTTTCCAACTTACCAGCTTGATCTTGAAGTTTCTTAATTTTGTCTTTTTGTTGTTTGATGGACTCTTCATCGATGTGAACTTGATCTTTGAGTTTCACGACAACATCGTCTTTGTGTTTCAACAAATCTTCTTCTTTCTTCAATTGAGTGTTCAATGAAGAAATTGCACTTTCATCACATGAAGTACGTTTCTTACAATACTTCTCTTCCTGTGCAATTTTGTCTTTAAGACCTTTGATTGTATCTTCCGAGAGTGTCTTTTCCTTTTGTGCGTCGTCCAAAAGTTTGTTTTGATTTTTGGTCAAATCATCAAGTATTTTTTGTTCCTCTTTGAGTTGATCATTCAACTTCTTCACGGGTGTATCAATCATCATGGCCGCAATTGCTGCAAACATGGATTGTAACTGATATCCCTCGGATATACCAGTTTTGGTGAAATTAACAAGAGTGCCGCTTGCATCGTTAAATGCATCTTGAATGTTTTTAGCAACATCCGTCATATCCTTACCAGCAGATGCAGCAGCGTCTTGCATTTGATTAAATGCTCTGGCAAGAGTTTTGATTTTATCAGAGGTCAATTCGACCGACTTTCCAGAATATCTGGATGCGTCGGCCAATTGTTGTAAAATCTTTGCGGCGTCTTTTGGTAAATCTGTGTCGGCCATATTTTGTTACTTCACTATAAATATAGAAATAACATGTTTATCAACACTTTTTAGGTTTTATTTACCTCTTTGTACCGCCAGCATCTTTCTGTGCTTTTTCCATTTGTTCGTTCTCTTTTTTACGAACTTCTGCTAGTTTACGGAGATAGAAAATGCGTAGATGCGTAGGTAGGTTATACGCAATTTCTTGGTTAAAAGCACCCTGTGAATAATACGACAAGTCAAAGACTTGTGTGTGAATGGCCAACTTATCTTCCGGCGTCAGGCCAAAAAAACTGTGCCGTCAATGGCACCGTTATCCTTTCTTCATTTCCACATTCATCACATGAAAATTCAAAAGTCATATCCAGATCAGGAGTATTTTCTCGTACATGTGAACGTAGAGCCAAACTGTCTCTGGAAGGAAGTTCTTGTTCAACGAATCTCTTGATGTAGTTTCTATCAGTTTCACCATCGATAGCAATAATCATGGCTCTGATTCGAACCGTCATTTCGTTGCTTGAGTTTTTATTGATCTTGTTCAATCCCTTCAACTCAGCATCGATTTGATTTTCGTCACGATGTGTCAAAAGCTTGTATTTGATGGTTTTCTTTGTATATGGAAGAACAAACTCAAATTCATTTGTACCCCGCGTAAACTTACCAAAATCAAATGGCTTGGACTTCATCTTCGACAAGTCGATACGCTTTTCGTTTTCTGACTGACACTTTGGACATGATACTTTTACAGGTCCATACGTGTCACCATATGCCAACCGTCTTGCTGCAAAAAACACAGCGTTTTTGTCGCCAACCAACAAATCATCAAGTTTAACCGGAGTTACAATGAGTGACTCCAAAAGTTTATCCAAAACTATTCCCTTTTTGATGAGATTCTGGTTTGTAAGAATATCTTCTTCTTTTGCGGTCATCATCTTGATTTCAATTTGACCGTTGCTCAAAGGATGATCCTCAGCGTAAAAATATCCCTCGCTTGGAAGTTCTATTGTTTCCGTAGGATAAGAATTTGGCTTTACCGCAATTGGATTTGGCTGTGAAATCGATGTTCTGGCAATAGGTGGTCCGCCAACAATGGTATTTGGTCGAGTAATTGGAATAGTCTGATCGTCCATATGTTATAACTTGGTTCTTTGAATATATAGTAACAATTTATGTTTTTTAGATTTTTTAATTGGTGGCCCCACCTTTTTGAACCGCTTTCAAATTGTTGTTTGCAGCGGTGACGCCATCTCTTGCTTTTTGCTCTGCGGATGTTGCTGCGTTTAATGATTCATCTTCAGCTGCAGTGTCACCGCCTCTACGTTCTTCAGCGTCAAGTCTTTCCTCAGCGTTTTTTCTAACATCAGATGCTTGTGCAAGTTTAATTTTGGCTTTTTGGAGTTTCAATCTACCAACCTTTGTGTTTAAATCCGTGATTTGTTTGTCAATCGTCTTTGTGGCATTGGTGAATTTGTCATCTTGTTCTTGGATAACTTCATCTAAAACCTCGTTGATTAGAGACAATAAATCTGCTTTGGAAATCTTCATATCTTATAAATAGATCCGGATAAGAAAAAACCCCGCCTTTTTAGGGGCGGGGTTAAGACCTGTGACCGTACCGAAGTTAGTATTGCAAAATTGCGTAGTCGTATGCCAACGTCAAGGTGATGTTGAGAGGATCACCGCTGTTGCTCCAGTCACCACTACCGAACTCGGCATTGGTAATGAAAGCGCCACGGATCAACCATTCTTCAACCTTGTCACCGACTGGGCCTAGAGTGTTCATCGTACAATCTTTCTTGTAGAAGTCTAGGTAACCATCACGTCCGGTTACACTTTCATGTCCCAAACGAATCCATTCCATGACTGCCTGAGCGCCAGATGGAACGATTGGATCGTACAATTCAAGAGTGATATCATTCCAAACAGACTTGCCTTTGTAAGTACGTTGAATATTGATATAGTCAATCGTCTTCTTTTCTTGAACAAGCTTTGGTCTATCAGCCTTTTTGATTGAGAAGGCTGGAACGCCTTCGACTGAGAAGATAAAACGATTTTGAATTTTTGGTTCAAAAACCGTATAGAACATTTCGTTTGGATTTAGTAGGTCTGCCATAATTTTTCTTGATTAGGTCTTGGATATAAATATAGTGACAATTTGCTTTTTTCTAAAAAAGATTATGATTCTTTCAAAGAATGTTGTTGATCGTATGTTTTGGAAATTGTGTCTTTGATAGCATCGATGTGTTTTTTGGATCTCAACAGTTTAAACACTATGTTTTCGGTGCTAAATTCACCACCTTTGCTAAGTCCGGTTTCACGCATATTGTAGATCGATTTCAATATACGTTTCAATTCTTCAATGTTTTTGGTTTTAACGGCATTTCGTATTTGCAAAACAATGGTCGAATAAAGTTTCTGAATGTTTGATTTATCGAGGTTTAGAGAGAGTTTTTGTGGTACTTTGATCCATTTATTGTTTAAAACACTGTATACACCCATTGCTCTATTTGTCTCGTTGATATCCTGAATGTATGTTTCTACTTTGTATCCTTTTATGGTTATGTTGTGTTTTTTATTCCAGTTGGCTTTTATGTTGTCCGCCAACTTTTTGACCAGCTCTTTATCGGATCCAATTTTTGAAAAGTCTACAAGCACATGAAGATCAATATCGCTATGCGGCCCCCAGTTATAATTAGCTACGCTTCCCAAAATATAAATGTCCTGAATTGGTGCTTTTAGTTCCGAATCAGTATAGAAATCCTGTGCAATTTTTATCAAAGCACTTCGAACTTCCGGTTTTAATGTATTGTCTGGATTCCAGATATTTGGATTCAATGTGTCGTTATAAATTCGATATTTCATACGTTTGACCAGCTATATCCATAACTTTCTTTGGTAGAGTTCTCTACACCCAAAATCGACTTCAATTCTGCTATTGTTTTGTTGACGTTTTTGTGTTCAATTGCGGTTCCACCTGCGGCTCTCCACTGTGAAATGTTTGATGCAAGATCATCAATCAAAATGTAATTTGGTCCATGCGCATATTGTTGTTTTGCATCTGAACTATCCACCAAAATAGTATTTTCTTCAGATGGAACAGGCACAACATGTGTTTGTAACCACTTCAACTTGCCTATTTGCGCTGAATTGCTTTTTGAATATCTTGAACCAGTGCTACTCAAAATTTTGACGGTATAACCCAATGAATTTATAAACTTCCAAAGTGTATCCGCTCCTTCCATTTTAGGCAAATTTGCCCAGAAATCAATGCCATCATTAGGCTGCTGTTTTATAATATTCCACATTCCTTCACTATTGTTTTCAGCATCAAATTGAGCAGGAGTTTTACCGCCGGAAATTTTAACAAAGCCAGCATCAAAATCAGCAATAACACCATCCATGTCACAAAAAATTATTGCGGTTGAATCGTTTTCTTTTTCCAGCAAATTGTGGTCAAATACTTCAGGGATTATAGATTTTAAGCTTAACATACCAATATAAATATGCGGATACAAACATAATAACTTGACAATCATTTTTTATAGTGATACCTATTAAGCAGCTTAAGCGCAAACAAGCAAAAACAAGCATTTAAGCATAAACAAGCACAATAAGTATAATAAGCGAAAGCAAGCATGTAACAATTAAATAAAGTAATAGTACGTTATAATATCCGTTTTTCCATTTCTTTTTAGTTTTATCTTCGTAAGATACTCTGGCGAAGACTCAAGGGACCAATACGTTTTTTTGTTTTCGTGTGATTGTCCGTAGTCTGGCCCCGCCTCGACGTGTTCGATGTTGTCATCATCGTAAGGCTCAAACAAAGGTGAGTTGTCTTTCACATAGAATAAATATAAATCCAGACCATCAAAAACAAAAAACCCCGCCCATTTCTGAGCGGGGTGTTGAGTAGTTTCTCTATCTCAATTAAGCACCGAAGCTTGCGCCTGTTGGTAGAATATTGAAGTCGAGAACAATGAATTCAGCAGTCTTGGCTGGTTGAAGATAGATTTGTCCGTAGAGGATGTTTCTATCGATCAAGTCAGGTGTATTGTTGGTTTCATCCATCTTCACTTGGAAGGCGTACAAACCACTACGTTGTTGTACCTGTTCAAGGTAAGGATTTACAATGCTCAAGAAACGGTTTCTTGTGCTTGCGACGTTTTGTTCGAAGATCAAGAATCTTGAACTTGCAGCGATGAACTTCTTCAAGTTGATCAACAAGCGACGAACGTTTACACGGTCGAGAGCACTTGACTTGATTTGAAGCGTCTTTTGACCCCAAACACAAATACCTTGACCGGGGAATGCTGCGATTGGGTTAACACGACCCTCGTATAGAGTGTCACGTTCATCGTGTGTCAATCTATCCAACACTTGAACAGCCTGAGTGATACCACCACGGTTCAAACCAGCAGGAGCAAACCACTCAGCCGAAGCCTTGTCGTTTGCTGCGTAGATGGCAGGAAGAACAACAGATGGAGGTACACTAACGATCTTGTTCAAGTTGGTATCAAGAATCTTGACCCATGGGTAGTATGTAGCAGCGTAGCTGGTGTCGATTGTTGACGCAACATTGACTGCTGCATCAATCAAACCTGTGCTTTGATTGCTCTTAGGGAACACCACGTTATCCATGATGTAGAAACAATCACCACGGGTTTCACACATATCGATTACCAATTGAGCCACATAGCTGTGGTGTTGATAGAAGATACCCGGAGTTACGACCAAGTTGATATCGAACTCATCAGCATTTCCAAGAGCGCCGATACATTGTCTGTAAGCGACACTACCTGCTGTGTTGATGTTGGTACAATTCAAACCTTGGGTGTTGCCTGGAATAATATCAGAACCAACGTTCAAAGGAATTGCTGGTGATTGACCATCAAATCCACCTTGGAATCCGAAGATAAACTTACGCATCTTCACACGGGTTGATTCGTATGCAGCGTCGTATGTTGATGGAACACCACCACTGTCGTTTTGAACATCTGGTTGTTTTGCACCACTTGCGACGTATGCATCACCTTCTTCAAGGTCGAATACAACGTTGTTACCAGTTGAAGGATAACCTTCGTAAGCTGGAAGAGGAGCGAAGTATTGTAGGTTGTCGTTGTGAACACTGTATACTCCTACACTTGATGTTGGGTATAGACTCAACAATTCATCGTCAGCACCAACTGGTGGTTCTCCGAAGACAACACCAGATGGATATTTACCCGGATACAATGAATATGTAGATGCCTTACTGAACTGTACTGGTGGCAAGAATCCACCAACATTGCCTGCCAACGGAGTAGCAAGAGCTTGGAAACCGTATGGAACAGCACTGGTTGGATAGTTGTTTTCGCTCATCTCGACACGAACGTACTTGCTCAAGTTAGAATAAGTACCGAACTCAATGATCTTGCCTGAGTATGCGATGTAGTTGTATCTATCACCGATACGACGAGAAATGAAGTTTGAACTGTCTGGATCCAAGTTCAAGTTGGTGAAACGTTCAAGATACTTAGGACTCTTATCTGTATCACTGAATGAACGTACACTCAATGTGAATGAACCCCAGTCACTTCCCGGAACGGTACCAGCGAGTTTAACGTCACTGATTTCGACCTTGTAAGAAGTGTTCATGTTTGCACCGTCACTACGAGTGTGTAGACGGAACAATGGGAAACGTTGTGGTTGTGCTGTCAAGTCTGCAGTTCCAGTGAATGGAGCAACACGTTGTGAGTTAACCCATGGTGTTGTTGCCCACTTCAAACTAAAGTCACTGTCACCAGTTGTTGGTGCGTAACCGTAGTCATCGGTGAACTTCATTGGATTTCCAGAAAGAGTCAACTTGCTTCCGGAATCGGCTGCGACTGGAACATATGGAGCTTCACTACCAACGATCAACCATGCATTGTCAGTTGAAGTTTCTTCACTTACAACACGAGCGATTGTATCTTCGAAGATATTGTACAAGTAAGCAGCTTCAATCTTTTGTCCAGCCACTTGTTTAGCAGGATCACCTGCGGTAGGATCTGAACCGAAGACGTTTGTGATATAGTGTGAACTTGCTGGATCCAATGAGAAATCATAGGTTCCGTAACTTCCACTTGAACCGCCAATGTTATAACGAAGATCTAGTGCAAATTCGTTGCTGTTTGGATCTTCGCTACCACTGTAGATACCAGATGTTGCCAACTTCTTGGACAATACCGATCCTTCGAAACCATAAACAACCTGAGCGAGCTTGTTGTTTGCGTCTGATTGAATGGTTGCATTTTGGGTGTTTGCCAACACAGCAAGAACCACTGTTTCTCTTGCAACGTTTGTTGGATTACATGGATCGCCACCTGACACTGGATTGTATTGGAAGTTTACAAACTTACCGAAACTACCAGTGATTTCTGATGTATATTGGATTTGTACACCACAGGTATTTGCTGGACGTGCTTTTGTGATTTGAATGTTATTCAAATATACAGTTGATGCAGCACCAGAAACAGGGAAGTCGTCTGACTTTGCAGCCAATGTAGAATTAAACAAACTGCTTGATACAACACCATTGCTTTCAGCAAGTGCTCTCAAAAGCTTGTTCTTTGAACTTACCGAACCATCTCCTTGATAACTTGAACTCAAGTAGAAATCACCGGAACCACCAACCGCATTGCCCGTCAATACAAATGACACATCACCCATGTAACGTGTTGTATAAGTCTTATTACCTACACTTCCCGGAGGATTGTAAGTAGAGAATGAACTGGTTTCGAAGTTTGCGTACAAACTACCAGTAACAGTCAAGGTATCCTGTGAAGGACCAGCACTTGAACTGTCATATTGAATGTTGACCGTAATGTCATCTGGATCTAATGCAATATATGAAGAGTAATCTTCATTTAGAGCCGTAAAAGATCCGCTTTCGGTATTACGGTTATACGTGCCTGGAATTGCGTAGATAACAAATGGATTTTTCTGTTGGTATCCAGTCAAGGCACCTACACGACAGATGGTCACTAGACCCTGTTCATTGAGGTATTCCTTGGCAGTATATGGTCCATAAAGACGACCATCTGCGACACCGAATTTTTCTTCTAACTCAGAAACGCTGGTGACAACTGTTGGTGCGAAGCCAGGGCCCTTTGGGAAGGGAGCCACAATGGCACCACCGATGTCAGCAACGCCTTGAGCTAGACCCGACAAGTCGTTTTCACGGCTGAAAACGCCCGGACTAACTATAGTATTGTGTGGAGTAAATGTACCCCCTTCTGTAATTGGCATATGCTAAATTCCTTTCGATTGGTTGAAGTTTTGTACTACTCATACAAAAAACTCTAACTATAAATATTTCCAAAAAATTGAAAGACCAACTATTTATATTTTAAGGCTAGAATTTTATCTATTTTTGATACAACCATCGAAGGAGTTATAGAATACGTACATTCATGTTCTCTGATAGTACCTTTGTGAAAAGGACACCACATATCGTCCCAGTCCACATTTACGTTGTTATTGTTGTAACACCCAACACAAATATTCTTGTTGAAATCAGATATTGAAATACGTTCATTGCCACTTTGAAATTCAAAGTAAGAATGTGTATGACCACTTATCATTACGACAGGCACATTCAACACCCACGCCAACCATGCAAGGCCAGAACTGACACCGACAAACGCATGAGAAGAATATATCAAATTGCACACAGACAACAAATCTAGCCCAGTACAATCACGGACATTATTCAATCCGGTACTTTCTTTGGATACCGAAATCGGTGTATATCCTTTGGAAACAATGTGTTGAATCACTTTGATCCAACCATAAGGATTATTCCACGATTTACAATAATTGCTACCAAATTCAGAAAAAGTGATGGTTTTATCAACCGACTTATTCAATTTTGAAAAATTGAATCGGGGCTTTCTTTCTGCAAAAGTCAATCCCAAACAATCAGCTGCAACACGTTGCAACGGTATTTCTCTGTTGGTGATACCAATTTCTACGACATCACATATACCATCATTTTTTGAAAAATATCTATCCGGATAAACATCCCCAAATAAATTTGAATAACAACAATTGGAATACACCAACACATTGTTGATTCGTTCGTATTCTTCCAGATAAGGTAACCAAGCAATACTATCGCCCAGTGCCTCACTTTGAAATCGAACATAAACCGATTTCATTTTTGTATGATTTGATTGATCTTTTCTATAACCATACTTGAACTAATCTGCGTAGAACACTCAAACTGTCGGTCAGTACCTTTCAATCGTGGACACCAGTTCCAATCGCCCTTATCAAACTCATGTTCGTTCCAACAGCTATTGCAAACATTGTTGTTGATAACTCTGTATGGTGTATAAAACTCACTTTCCGGAGCACTAAATCCACTGATCAACACAGTTGGCTTATTTAGTGCCCATGAAAGCCATGACAAACCAGAACCCAAGCCGATGAAGAATTCACAATTATACAAGTAATTGATAGTTTCGTGTATACTCTTTTTACCCGAAAGATTTCTGATGTTTGAAAACGAGTTGTTTTCTCCCAACTGAATCAACACCGGTTCCAATCCAACACTGTTAAGATAATTGATAGTTTCCTGCCAACCATTAGGATTGTTCCAGTATTTTGCTTGAGCAGTTGACTCTGTAGCAAAACACACATACTTGTTTTGAATCTTTCGAACAGGATCTTTGACATCTATAACAGGTCTAATTTCAGAATTTGGAAGACCCAAGATCGACGACGCCAATCTTTGTAGAGAAACATTTTTGTAATTGTACAAAGACATTCTCTTGTCGTTATAACATCCAATTTTATAAACCGCATAATAATCACCTGACCACATCAACGGTGTAAATTTAACGTGTGGATATGTAGATCTAAAAAGTTCATCCCAATTGGTTGAACAGGTAATATGACAATTGTGTTTTTTTCTAAATTCCTCTACATACGGAAACCACGCAATTGCATCTCCAAGTGAAGTGGTATCTAATACAATCAACACTTCTTTATTTGTCAAATCCAATTTGTAATCAAACAAAAGTTGTGAACCAGAAGATATGGAAATTCTATACGGAACGTATCTTTGAACCGAACACTTAGACCAGTGTAGCGTTTTCATATTGCCGCCATACAAATTTTCATTTGTATCAGAGTCAATAAACTGAAAATTGTACTCTGTGTTTTTTGGACCTCCTGAAATAGACAAATAAGCACCCTCTACAAAGTTTAGATAAAACGATGCTTTTTGTTCCTGTTTGACACCGGTCAGGGTTGACTCGTAAATATCCAACAGTTCGTTTCTCATTCTGAAACTATCAATCTGTGTGTAATATTTTTCGACCATTGTTTTGACCACACTTGACCATGTGTTTTTGGAAGCGGTATCAAGTGACTGAGTATAATAGTTGCTATAATTACCCATTATGGTCTTGATTGCATTTACTACACTATCAACGTCTCTTTCGATTTTAACCGTGCCTGGCAACGGATCACTGTCATATGTACATGCCACAGGCAAACCACTAGCCATTGCTTCCAACAATGTCAAATTTGGATGACCGGCCTCAACGGATGATGGATGTAAGAAAATCGTGTATTTTCTATACAACTCTGCTAATTCATTTTCGTTCAGATCATACAAGATTGTCAGTTTTTCATAAGGTTTATATGATGGATTGTTTTCAAAAAATGACTTATTGTTCTTAGTTGGACCCGCAACTGTAATTGGCATATTCAGTTTACGTGCAGCTTCAATAGCATATGCAAATCCCTTTCTGTCAAAATTGACATCGTTTGCCAATCCGTTGTTTCCAACACACAACAAAGTGTGACACGGTATATCAAAACTTGATGGTTTGAAAAAATTGGTGTTTACACCGTGACTCAAATAATGTACCTTATGACAATCAAAATACGAAACCAAATGTCGTGCAGGAACAAACGACACAACAGATTTCTGCATTGCTTCTCTATTTTCTTTGTATAATAACGAATCTTTTCCATACACTTCCGTATGATGATCATGCATTGTAAAAACATAAGGTATTCCACGTTCATGTGCAATCAACGCCAGATTGGCAACATGAATGTGAACAATGTCATAATCTTCTTTACGAACTTCATCCAAATATTTGATATCACACGTATGACCCTGAGACTCAAGGTTCAATTTATATTCCCATATGATTTTTTCAATAGCACCCCACCCGTTTGGTGGAATTGCGATAAGACCGGGCGTAACTTGACAAATTCTCATAACGTTATAATATCAAAGGATGTTGAAAAACCTTTCTTTTGTTTTGACAGATAATTATTAAACAACGACATCGAATCGCTAATTTTAACCTCCGACAGTGATTGTAAATAATCGTTATTTATCAAATATGCATCTGTGTCTGCCAATTTGTATCCTGTAGCATGTTTTGCGTTTCCAAAAAATGCACCATCCAAAGAAGTGCTAAACGAGTAAATGGGTAGGTTGTTATCGTACATGTAATCACGTGCATCTTTTACGACCTTAATGAATTCTTCCGGGGACAAATTAGAAGTTACATTTTTTAAAATCAAATGAGTTTCATTTGGAGAATACTTTAACAATGAAAAAACATCAACATCAGTCAAAGTGTTATACTGTCGATAAATGACACCAGGCAGAGAAGACACAAAATCAGTAGATTGCTCAACCGTCGAGAAATGATGCACATTCAGTCTGGACGTTTTCTTGATGTCATTTTTTACTGACAAGTTTGCTACTCTATATTCGCCATGCAACATCAAATCAGATTTGTTCTTGAATGATACTGTTTTTGATGACACCCGTTCCAAGTTCACATTGTACTCTTGAAAAATAACATCGTATTTTGAATCGGGTTTGATGTCAAAAATTGTATTTACATGAGTTCTGCATGTTTGCAAAAACCCAATTTTAGAAAGTAGTGTGCCATTTTCATACACATCAACCACGACGTGTTTGTTATCCACAATATGTTCATTGTTTTTCCACACAACAAACTTATTTTCATTGGCAACTGGAAGAACAGATGAATATTCTACACACGAAAACAAATTCACTTCACTGTTTGTAAACAATGTTCTTTCACTTTCATTGGCTACAATAATATCACCAAGGTTGTTTTTCAAAACATTGTAAACATAGTTCTCAAGTCCATTTGAAGGACTGTCCACTCTGTCAAGATCGTCTGAATATTCTTGATCGGTTCTAACAGATTTGAATTTTTCAATAAAATAGTCGTTGTCGATCACAAAAAAGATGGTTTTCAATGTATCGCCTTCCTGTGCCTTTTCATACATGAAATATCCTTTTTTCTTGGACGACTCCAAAGATGAAACTATATTTTCAATCACCGAAAGGTCTTTTTCATTGATGACCAAATCATAGTTCATACACACACTGTATTTGTAACCAAGTTCTTTGGATCTACGTATTCCATTTTGATAATTGGTCCAAACAGCAAGACCGTGATAATTGTCGTTGTCAGCACAATTGAGTCTTAGGTCCAAATCAAATTCATGATATTTTGCCCAGTACCATTCATAAAATGTGTGTTTTATAATAGGATTGGATTCGTCAAAAACAACTTCGCCCGCAATACTCTTGAACTTTTCATGATCCTTATAATGTGTAGTCAAAATTGTATGTGAATTGGTCAGACTTCTAATACAATTAACCGTTGTCTTTTCCATCAAATCTGTATATGGATATGAAGACACCACATAACAATAAGGCTTTTCACACTTGTGTTGCTTTGGAATGTACGATTCAATCAATTTGACATTTTCATCAAAATTCTCGGTCAAATATTTTACGTTTTTGTATTTGTTGTACATACCCAAATACACAGGAAGATTGTAAATCAATGAAGGTATATTGTAACTGATGGCTTCACGAATCACAATAGGACTGGTTTCTTTGTCGTTTGCATGACCTCTACTGGTAAACAAAAACAAATCCATACAACCAAAAAACTTGTCAACATCTGACCGTTCACCCCAGATTTTACAGTTGGATGGAACATCTTTCAACAAAGGATCCCAATAATGCTGAAAGTTACCTGCTAGATTTCCAACAAAATGAAACTGAATAGGAAGATGTGTCATCTTTCTAGCATATTCCATAATCTCCGATTGATTTTTCCGTGGAGAAAACAACCCAACATTAACAACATGAAACAAATTTGGATCCAAACCAAACTCTGTCAATTGTTCAGTTCTGTTCAATCTGGATTTGAATGGTATCGGATACTCAACAACCTCAGACGGTATTTTCAATGAAACAACATTTTGTCGCTGATATTCACTCACAAATACAAATCGGTCAGGAAAATGACGTTTTGTAGCCGGATTAAAACTGCTATCGTGTGAAGTTTCTACAATATTGTACGTTCGTTCGGGTTTATAGATTTCATCCGCAATATCGTCACCCATGAAATATTCAGGCATTTCTTCAATATGAATTACCTGCGGATCAATCTTGTTTATTATGTTTAAAATCTCACGTTTATCTTCTTTCAAAGCATAATAACGATCTTTTAACAGTTCACGAACTTGGTTTTTCTGTACGGTAAACCATTCACCATAGTCATGATATTCTACACAATAAATTTCATTGTCATTGTTCAACAACTGAATCTTCTTTAAAAGATACTGAGGACATCCACCTGTAGAAAGGTGTGGGGTGATATATAGTATTCGATAACTCATTGTACTATATCATATCACCCCACATTTAGTTTCATTTATTTTATTTTGGCGGTCAATTCTTTTACCTGTTCTTCCAACATCAATACCCGAACATACAACTCCTTGAATGCATTGATTGTTACCCACTGTAGTTTCTCAGGATTGACCCAGTAGAACTTTTGTGGTCCCGGACTGTCAGGATGTGGCTTACTTTCAAACATAGTCACAATTTCTGGGAATATATTCATCACATCCTGTGCAACAACACCATAACTAATCATATCACCCGTTTCTTTTTTGCCAGGTGTCGAGTTAAACTCAAACTCAACAGGATTGATCTTTAACAGATCTTTCAATCCCTTAGTAAATGGTTTGATGTTTTTCTTCAATCGTCTATCAGATGTACTTCCTGAAGTACCACTCGTACCATTCTTACCACTCGTACCACTCGTACCACTTGTACCATTCTTACCACTTGTACCAGCAGCACCCTGAGCACCTTGTACACTGATACCACTTGTACCACTTGTACCACGTGCACCGCTTGTACCACCTGTACCACCAGCACCCTGAGCACCTGCTGCACCCTGAGCACCTGCGGCACCTTGAGCACCTTGTACACTGATACCACTTGTACCAGCAGCACCCTGAGCACCTGCGGCACCTTGAGCACCCTGAGCACCTGCGGCACCCTGAGCACCTGCTGCACCCTGAGCACCTTGTACACTGATACCACTTGTACCAGCAGCACCCTGAGCACCTGCGGCACCTTGAGCACCCTGAGCACC